GACACGAGGCTATCGGTTCGAGCCGGAGGCGGCGGCACACGTGTTCGACTTCTTCGACCAGTTCCTGCGGATCCCGGACGGCGCGGACGCCGGCAAGCCGTTCACCCTGGAGCCCTTCCAGCAATTCCTCGTCGGGTCGCTCTACGGTTGGCTCGACGAGACGACCGGCTACCGTCGATTTCGCGTCGGGTACGTCGAGCTGGGGAAGGGCAATGGCAAGAGCCCGATGGGTGCGGGTCTTTGCCTATACTCGCTCGTGGCCGACGGTGAGCGCGGAGCGGAGGTCTACACCGCGGCGGTCAGTCGAGACCAGGCCGTCATCAGCTACCGAGACGCCAAACGGATGGCGGAGTCGTCTCCGGAGCTGGCGCGAGCTCTGCAGATCTACCGCTCCTCGTACACGATGGTCTACCACGCCGGCGGCGATTCCTTCCTGCGAGCTTTGTCGAGTGAGGGCGGCATGCAGTCAGGCATCCGTCCGCACTTCGCGTTGCTCGATGAGGTCCACGAGCACCGGACTGCGGAGGTCGTCGACAAGTTGCGCGCCGGCACCAAGGCTCGCCGACAGGCGCTAATAATCGAGATAACGAACTCGGGATTCGACCGGAAAAGCGTCTGCTGGGCGCATCACGAGTACACCCGGCAAATACTCGAGTCGGCGATTCCGAACGACCGTTGGTTCGGTTACATCGCGTCGCTCGACGAGGGCGAGGACCCTTTCGAAGACCGCGCGTGCTGGGTCAAGGCGAACCCTGGGCTCGGCACGATCCTGCCCGAGCCCTACCTCGAAGAGCAGCTCGAGGAGGCGCGTGGCATGCCGTCGAAGCGGAACATAGTGATGCGCCTGAACTTTTGCGTCTGGACGGAACAGGCGACGCGCTGGATCGACCTCGACGTTTGGGACCGCAACGATGCGGAAGTGGTCGAGGAGGAGTTGGCCGGCCGGCCGTGCTTCGCCGGCCTCGACATGTCCTCGACGACGGATCTCACCGCTTTGGTGCTGGTCTTCCCGCCGCCGGAGGACGACCCGGAGGGCAGGCTGTCCGTCGTGCCGCGGATCTGGTGCCCCGCGGAGTCGATCGTCCGCCGTTCGAGGCGCGACGGGGTGCCCTACGACCAGTGGGCCGCCGAGGGACACCTCATTGCGACGGAGGGCGACGTCGTCGACTACGACGCGGTGCGGGCGGAGGTCAACGATCTCGGTAGTAGCTTCGACGTGCGCGAGATAGCGATCGACCGTTGGAACAGCACACAGCTCCAAACCCAACTCCTCGGTGATGGATTTGAGGTCGTGAAGTTCGGGCAGGGATTCGCCTCGATGTCGACTCCGACGAGGGAGTTGGAGCGACTACTCCTCGCCGGCCGGCTCGCACATGGCGGACATCCGGTGTTGCGCTGGATGGCCACCAATGTGTCGGTGACTCAGGACCCGGCGGGGAACATCAAGCCGGACAAGGCGAAGAGCGGCGAACGTATCGACGGTATCGTCGCCCTCATCATGGCAGTCGGACGTTGGGCGGTGGCGCCAAGCGCCGAGGAGTCCAACCTCTACGACGAGCGAGAGGTGGTGCTCCTATGAGGAGATGGCTTCGTGGTCGAGCTAGCGTGCTCCAGGCGCTTGCCGGGGTCCTCCTCCTCAGTGCCGGGGTGTCCTGGTCGACGGGATCCCCCGGTATCGGGTTGGCGCTGGTTGGTGCCTGCCTGCTCACCGATTATGGCCTCGCGGTAAGGGGAGGGAAAAGGGGATGAGCACGACGCTCTTCGAGCGCTTGATCGAGCCGCAGGAGACTCGCGCGTCGGTTCTCACAGAGGCGGATATGTTGGCCTTCTTGACGGAGTCCTCGGTCGCCTCGTCCGGGATCACCGTTACCGAGACGACCATGATCAACTGGCTGCTCGTCCGCGCCGCCGTGAGGGTGTTGGCCGAGACGATCTCGACGCTACCCCTGCGTCTCTACCGTAAGGGCGATGGCCGGCGGGAGAGAGTCGACGATCACCCGGGTGCCCTACTGCTGCGCGACGGTCCGAACCCAGAGATGCCGTGGTGCCGCTACAGCGCAGCCGCTGTGGTCCAGCGGGCGTTGTGGGGAAACAGCTATTCCGAGATCGTCTGGGGTGGACGTGGGCCGAAAGCCCTGTGGCCAATCGGGTCACACCGGGTGCGCATCGAGCGGCTGCGGTCCGGCGAGATCGTCTACCGCGTCGCTGCAGGGGATCGCGCGCAGTCCAGGCGGTCAGCGGCCGACGTGCTCCCGGCAGATCGGATGCTCCACATCCCAGCACTCACCACGGATGGCATCGTAGGCCTGAGGCCGCTCCAGGCTCTGCGCGAGGCGGTGGGTCTTGGACAGGCGGCCGAGCGGACCGCAGGCAAATACTTTGCGAACGACGGCCGACCCGGCGGCTACATAAAGCACCCCGGTCGACTGAGCGACAAGAGCTTGGAGCGCCTGCTGCGGGAGCACGCGCGCGCACACGTAGGCGTCGACAAGAAGTGGAAGACGATGGTCCTCGAGGAGGGCATGGAGTTCAAGGAGGTCAACATGCCGCTCCAGGATCTCGCGTTGCTCGGGGTACGCCGCTTCCAGGTCGAGGAGATCGCTCGCGCCTTTCGAGTACCGAAGCACCTCCTGCAAGACACCGAGACGTCGAGCGTGCGCGCCAACATCGAGCACGAGGGGATCAATTTCGTGGTCCACTCGATTCGCCCGTGGCTTGTCCACGAGGAGAAGACGAAGACCTGGTCACTTCTGACCAGCGACGAGAGACGAGCCGGCTACTATTACGAGTACTCGGTCGACGCGCTCCTGCGCGGTGATGCAAAGGCGCGATTCGAGACCTACCACATGGCTCGGCAGGCGGGTATCATGTCGGCGAACGAGGCCCGGGAGCTTGAGAACCTAAATCCGCGGCCAGGTGCCGAGCACGACGTGCTCCTCGTCCCGCTGAACATGGTGCCGGCCGCGGTGGCGGCACAAGGGTTGGAGCGAGGTGATCGGGAGGATCGTTCCTATCCGCCGCAGGAGATGAGGGCGGCGAGGTACCCGGTACTCCGGCGCCGAGTGCGGGAGAGCTTCCTGCCTCTGTTCCAACGCGAGATCGGCGGCCTGGTCGCGGAGGAGGTACGTGAGATCCGGAACCGTCTCAGCCAGATTGAGAGCCGCGGACGCCGCTGGTGGATGGAGTGGTTGCGCGGGTGGTACGAGGTCCACCGCGGGTACGCCACCGCCAAAATTGCGGCCCTCGTCGCGTCCTACATGGCCGAGGTGGCCGCCAGCGCCATGGAGGAGGTCGCGCTTGCGGCGATGCCGGACGGGCTGGACGTGTTCGCCAGCTCATACGCTGAGAGCTTCGGTTCCCGGCACGCTGACAGTGGCCATCGTCAGTTGCTGACTCTAATCGAGGACGCTCAGTCTCGCGAACAGGCCCAAGCGGCGGTCACGTCTCGGCTCGACGACTGGGAGGAAGGGCGTGGTGAGAAGGCCGCGAAGCGAGAGGCGACGCAAGCCTCCGGCGCGACCGCTAGGTGGGTCTTCGCCGCGGCCGGCATCTCGACGGTCGTCTGGGATGCCTCCGGCCGGGCCTGTTCAATCTGCCGGAAGATGCACGGGCGCACGATCTCGATCACGCGGCCGTTCCTGTCGCCTGGAGACATTGTCGAGCCGGGAGGTGACGTCTCAGCGCTAGAGGTAAAGCAAATAATTCGACACCCGCCTCTACACGGCGGGTGTGACTGCGGCCTGAGAGCCGGCTAGGAGGAGGTCATGGCAGCCATCATCGAGCGACGATTCCTGGAGGCGGGTGTGGGGCGCCGCTTCCGCATCGAGCAGCGCCAGGACGGCGAGTCGACCGTGCGGTCACTCGTCGGCTATCCGGCAGTCTATGAGTCGCCCACGATGATCGGGCGTGTGCGCGAGATCATCAAGCGTGGCGCCTTCACCGACGCGGTGAAGAGCGACGACATCCGGGTGCTGGTCAACCACGACGCGAGCCTGATCCTGGGGCGGAGTAGCTCCGGCACTGCGCGCTTCACGACAGACGACGTTGGCCTGCGGCTCGAGTGCGACCTACCGGAGACGCAAGCGGCGCGCGACCTGATCGTGTCGGTGGAGCGAGGCGACATCACCGGCGGCAGCTTCGGCTTCCGGATGTGGGATCCAGCAGACGAGCACGAGACGTTCGAGGTCAAGGACGGCGTCATGACCCGCGAGCTCCACAAGGTCCACCTGTTGGACGCGGGGCCGGTCACGTTCCCCGCCTACCAGGCAACCGAGATCGCGCTGCGCTCGATGTCGCAGTGGCTCGACGAGCACCCGATGCCGAACGGTCTCGATCTTCTGAAGCGCGAGCTCGACCTACTCGACGTGGAGCTCTGAGCGATCCTTGACAGAGTGAACGCATGTCGTTTAGGCTACTTGCATCACAACAGCTATTGGCGGGCAGCCCCCCTCCGGGGGATAGGCGAGCGCGCCGAGAGGTCGGCCGATAGCTGGTGGCCCTCGCACGACGCGGACACTCCGTCCCCGTCCACGGCGCAGCGTCACCGTCACCGTCTCAAAAGAACGAGACCGGTGGGGGTTTCGCTGCGCCGCTGCGCATCTGCTCCCTCCGGTCCTACCGGTGAAGGAGGGTCCAGCAGATGCTGCGGCAGCTGATCAAGGAAGCCAGAGAGAAGAGGGTCAAGCTCATCGCCGACGCGCGAGCCTTGCTCGACAAGGCGACCACCGAGAAGCGCGGGCTGAACACCGAGGAGCGCGAGAAGTACGACAAGCTGCACGCCGGCGCCGAGGAGGTCCGCGGCCAGGTCGACGACCTGGAGAAGCAGTGGAAGGCGGAGGTCAAGGGCACCCGGTCGACCGACCCAGACCCGATCGACGACCCTGACCCCGACGACAGCCGGGACGACGACGAGGAACCCGAACACCGCACCGACGCCGAGCGTAGGGCGCTGCGCGACGTCCGCGCGGTCTACCGGACGGCCAACGGCGGCACGATCTCCGAGCGTGCCACCGCGCTCCTCTCCGATCACTACCGGTCGGCCTTCTTCCGGCGCCTTTTGGGCGCCAACACCTTCACCGCGGACGAGACGCGTGCGGTCCAGCAGGCCGGCGTCGATCTGCTCGGCGGTGCGATCGTCGCGCCCCCGACGTGGGTCAACGAGCTCATCCAGGCGGTCGACGACCGGGTGTTCGTGCGGCAGCACGCCGACACGGTCCGGGTGACCACATCCGAGGAGCTCGGCAAGCCGAAGCTCGAGAAGGACGTCGACGACGCCGACTGGACGTCGGAGCTCCAGACCGGCACGGAAACGAACGTCGAGTTGGGCGGGCGCGTGCTCAAGCCGCACCCGCTCGCGAAGCTCGCGAAGTTCAGTCGGGATCTCGCCCGGCTGACGAACATCGAGGGTCTGGTGCAGTCGCGCCTCTCCTACAAGTTCGGCGTCGCCGAGGAGAAGGCGTTCTTGACCGGGGACGGCCACAACAAGCCTTTGGGGGTTTTCACGGTGTCGACCCAAGGTATCTCGACGTTGCGGGACGTGTCGACCGGCAACACCACGACCGCGGTCACCTTCGACGGTCTGAAGGAGGCGAAGTGGACGCTGAAGGCGGACCACTTGCGCAGCGCGAGGTGGCTGGGGCACCGCGACTTCTACAAGCAGGCCGACAAGATCCAGGACCTCGAGGGTCGCTACGTGTGGGAGCAGTCGACGAAGGTCGGCGAACCCGATCGGCTGCTCGGACTGCCCCTCGACATCAGCGAGTTCGCGCCGAACACCTTCACCGCCTCGAAGTACGTGGCGGCGCTCTGCGACTGGAGCTACTACATGATCGCGGACGCGTACGATCTGGAGGTGCAGAGGTTGAACGAGCTGTTCGCGTTGTCCAACACGATCGGTCTTTTGGGGAGGGCCAAGGTGGACGGGATGCCCATCCTCGAGGACGCCTTCGTCCGGGTCCAGCTGGCCGCCTGAGCAAAGAAAGGAGAACGACGATGAAGAACATCATCCACAGCGCACGCATCATCAAGGTCCTCGACGGCGCCGCGACGGGGACGACCGCGCTTCAGTCGGTCGGTGTCGACATGAGCGGCTTCGAGTCCGTGTTGTTCGTCGGCCGCGTCGCGACCGTGAACGCCGGCAACTTCGCCCACGTCCAGCAGGGCGCCGACGACAGCGCGGACTGGGAGGACGTCGCGGGTTCGAAGCAAGTTCCGGCGAACGACGGCGACTCGTTTGCCATCGAGGTCGTCAATCCCGGTGACCGGTACGTCCGCGTGTCCATCACGCGCGCGGGCGCCAGCACCGTCACCGGCGACGTCTACGCGATCCTCGGTCACCCGCGGGCGATGCCGCCCGGGCAGGGCGCCACGATCACGGCGCCGCTCGTGCTCAACGGCAGCACCGAAGGCACGCCGTGAGGTACCGGTATCTGAAGACCGCCGCAGGCCCCGACGGCACCTTCGCAGCCGGGGCCGAGCGGGACCTGTCCCCGTTGGACGCCAAGGAGCTCCTCGCCGACGGTGCGATCGAAGCGACGGAGACCGAGACCGACGACAGGCGGGAGACCGCGACCAAGGATGCCGACGAGAAGGCGACCGACTACACGCGGGAGAAGAGGACGAAGCAGCGGTGATCGAACGTCTCTCCCGGGCCGCGGATACCCGGCCGCTCACCCTCTCGAGCGTCAAGTCCACGCTCCACATCACGAGTAGTGACTACGACGAGGAGCTGGGGACCATGCTCGACGGACTCGTCCGAGGCGTCGAGGGCGTGCTTGGGTACCCGCTGGCTCGGGCGTCGTGGAGGGAGACGACCACGGGACAGGGAGAGCGAGGGCTACTGCTCTCGCGGCTGCCGGTCGAACCCGGTTCGGTCGTGGTGACCGTCGATGGCGAGGCGGTCACCGACTTCATCCTCCGCTGCCCGGAGTCGGGCCTCCTCGCTCTGGACGGGGACTCAGCTTGGCGCTCAGAGATCGACGGCATTGTCGTCACCTATCGCGCTGGATGGCCGATGACGAACCAGCTCACCACGTGGTCGGACGGAGCCTCGATCTCAACCGGCACCTTCGTGCAGGGTGACGCGCTGCCCGGTCTCTACGAGGCGACGACCGCTGGCGTCACAGGCGCCGGCGAGCCCGCTTGGGGAACCCCGGTGCCTGGGGACACGGTTGCCGACGGGTCCGTCGTCTGGACCTACCGGCTAGTCGACGTCCTGCCGGTCGACCTGCAACGGATGATCCTCGTCGGCGTGCGGCAGTCCGTACACCGGGACCCCGGCACCAGTGCGATCCGAGTGGAGGGTGCCCTACAACAGTGGGGCGGGAGCAGGGCGACGCCGAGCGCCCTCGGCGAGACGGATTTGCCCGCCTGGCTCATGACTGGCCTGTCGAGGTATCCGCGGGTGGGAGCGTACGGCCGATGACTCCGCTCGCTCACCAGGTGCACGTCTCCCGCGCCATCGATGCGTTCGGCGGTCGCGGGACAGTGTCGCTCCGTCGCCGGCACACACTGCACGATTCGGTCGCTGGCACGCGCGTCGAGGACCTGGAAGTCGCCGGCGCCGTTTCTCAGGGTGAGGAGCAGCTGACGCTGCACCGCCCTGGGTCGGCACGCCTCCGTGGACTGTTGGCAGCCGGCGTGGTTCTCACGATCGGAGCGGACAGCTACGAGGTGGCCTCAGACGTCGAGGCTGTCGGTGAAATTCTCAGCGCGGTCCCGCTGGTGACGCCCGTGGTGACAGCGCTTGCTGGCGGCGAGGCGGCGGCCGTCCCAGATCGTGCCTACAAGTTGCGCCGGGTCCACGCCTCCCGCATCGAGAGCTCGTCAGACGGTCGGGTGGTTCGTGTCGCTGGCGGCGACTACGTCGTCGCGGCGATGGGTGCGGCGATCGTGCCACGGGAGGGGGATGCCATCGTAGTTGAGGATGGCGATCTCGTCGAGATCGCGACGGTCGAGACGTGGGGGCCGTCGGACCCTCCGGCCGGCTGGGTTCTGCGGAGGACGACGCCGTGATCTCGCTAGCGCAGTTCGGACAAGAGATGCGCCGCTTCGCGCAGCCGCACTCGCGGGACGGTGTCGCGCGACTGGTCGCCGAGGCACAGCGTGCGATCGCGCGCGCGATCGAGGACTCGGCGCGTCCGCGCACCCCGGTCGATACCGGGTTGGCGCAGCGGTCCGTCGCCGCGAAAGCGAGGTCGGGGAAGGGGGGCGCAAAGGTCAGTCTCTCGGCTCTCAGCCCCGGTATGGAGGCCGTCGTCGGGGGCAGCCCTGTGTTCAACCTCTTGGAGGGTGGGCGGCGGCAGGGCAAGCGCGGACCCATAGGCTCGCTCCAGGCGCCAGGCGGCGTCTTCGGACCGGCCATCGACGCAGCGAACCTCGCCGACGCCATCGAGCGAGCCGTCGAGCGTCTGGAGCGTCGGGTATGACGATCGGTGCCGAGCTGCAGCGGGTCTCCGAGATCCTGGCCGACTGGACGGACACGCCGGTCCGCAGCACCGGGGGCGGCGACTTCATCCCGCCGAAGCGCACCGGGAGCCCGACCTCGCCGGCAGGCTGGCTCGTCTACGAAGTTACGCACGATTCGAGTGAGCTCCTGGCGTTCGGTGGCGAGACTGCGCGCCACGGTCGACTCCTCATCGGCTACTTCGTCGAGCCCGCCGCCCGGGAGGTGCACGCGCGGTCGGTACTCACCGACGTCGCAGCCCTCTTCGCGACGGCCGATGTTCCCGAGTTGGTCTTCCTCGGCGGTCGGTTGGTGAGGTCGGGCCTACCGGTCAAGATCGATGAGGAGGAGTGGGCGACGTGGGTGTGGGAGATTCCCTTCATCGCCCAGGACTGACAGGAGATAAGCGACATGGATGATACAGCGATGCTGACGCTCAAGATTGACTGGGGTCCTCACCGCGCTGGCGACGTGGTCCTCGTCGACCGTGAGCGGGCGAAGACCCTACGGCGCCGGAAGATGGTGGAGGCGAAGCACCCACGGAAAGCACGCAAGGGCAAAGGGGGGCGGTGATGGCGATCAAGCGGGTTCTCAAAAAAGAGAGGTGGTTTCTCGGCCCCCGCGAGCTGACCGGAGACCTCATGGAGGGGAGCTGGGATCCGATGCTCCCCGACGTGGGATACGCCGTCTACGGCTCTGGCATTCGGGACGCCGAGTCGGGGCTGGAGGATCTGACGATCGAGTACACAGCGGTCGGCAACGACCTGCCGACCGAGGACCAGGTCCTCGAGTCGCTCAAGGGAAGCGAGGTGATTGCCGCGGTCTTCTTCGGCGCCGACTCGGCGACGTCGCCGGCGGTGGGAGACATCGCCAGGGCCGCCCGCGGACTCGATGTCCGCTACGAGCAGCGGTCACCGGTCGGCGAGATGAAATCCGCGGTGGCCCGCCTGCGCGGCGTCGGCGTCCCTTCCGTCCGCGGTCTCGTCGGCGAGGCAGGCGACGCCGCGGCGCCGAGGACCACGGCGGGGGTGGGGGGTGCCGTCAATCTCGGCGCGGTTCTGTCGGGGGAGACCCTGGTGGCGGCGCTCTTCGTCTTCGCCTTCGACGGCTCCTCGCTCTCAAGCAAGATCGAGAGCGACGCCGATGACGGCTTCGCCGCCCCCACGGATCGCATCGCCTTCACCGACGTCTCGGCCGCCGGCGCACAGTGGGGAGAGGTCGCCGGGCCGATCACAGACACGCACTTCCGTATCAACTTCACCGCCTTCACGGGCACCAACTACGCGGCCGCGTTGGTCTTGGCCAAGCGCTGACCGAGAGGAGGATCGATTATGGCCACCAAGCTCGTCATCAAGGATCCCGTCCTGACCATCGACGGGAACGACATTTCGACCTACGTCTCCTCGTTGACCCTGAACGCGGAGATCGAGGAGCAGGACGGCACCGCGTTCGGAGACGGTGTGCGCGACTACGAGGCGGGTCTCGAGTCCAACTCGGCCCAGATCACGATCAAACACGCCGACGCGATGAGCGCGCTCGAGGGGATCCTCTGGCCGCTCCGGTCGACCAAGGTGATCTTGGTCGCCCGCTTCAAGGCCGCGGCTGTCGGCACGGACAACCCGAGCTACACGGCGACGGTGCTGGTCGGCTCGCTGCCGCTCGGCGGGCAGGTCGGCTCGATCATGGAGTCGAGCGTCACCTGGCGGCTCTGCTCGACGATCACCCGGGCGACGACGTGATGAGGACCTCACTTCTGCAGGCGGGCGTCGCGCTGCGCGACGTCCGCGCGGTCGACGACCCGTGGGGCTGCGGCGTCGTCTTTGAGATCCGGCGCGCCAGCTCCAAGATCCACAAGCAATGGCTGAAGGAGAGATCGAGCGCTTCGGAGATCAGCCGGAAGGCGACGGCGGCTCTGCTCAAATCCCTCGGGCGGCCTCGGCAGAAGAGCGAGGACGGGGATCCCGAGCTCGAGTTCACCGCCACCTCGGCACTCGTGGACTTGCTCGACGACCCTGACGTCGATCCGCAGGATCTGCTCGCCTATGCGGTCGGTGGCGCCAGGCAGATCGACGAAGCGCTGGCGCTCCTCAAGGGTTGGTCCGGTCTCGTCGATCTCGACAGCGGCGCCGATGTCCCGTACTCCGAGGAGGTGGCGCGGCTGCTGCTCGAGGACGACTCTCTCGTCGGGGAGCAGCAGCCGATGGCCGGGCGAACGTTCGGCGA